TGTTAGTGTCGCAAATACTTTACAATCTTATGATTTAGGGAACTCTAATATAGAGACCGATTATGGACAGTTTGAGGGAATTTATAACTCAATTAAGAGATCATTTGATTTAAAACATAAACAAATACCAATCTTCCAAAGAGTTTTTGATGCATCAGATACAACAGTTGTAAATGTCGCAAATAATTCTGTAAGAATTCCAAAACATTTTTATGTAACTGGTGAAGAAATTGTTTATAGTGAAGGGAATGGTAGTCCTATTGGAATTGCAACAACATCAATCTCAGGAATTGGATCCACAGATTTATTACCTTCATCAGTATTTGTAGTAAAGTTAAATGATTTGGACATAAGATTGGCAGCAAGTGCAGAGAATGCACTGAAAGCAATCCCAGAACCTCTTACAATTACTTCAGTTGGAATAGGAACAACTCATTCATTTACTGCCAAAAAACAAAATACCAAATGTTTGGTAACTATTGATAATTTCATCCAATCTCCTATTGTTTCCACTTCCACAACCTCAACTCTTACAAAAGCGGCTGCTTTTAATATAGTTGATTTGACTCTTTCTGGAATAACTTCTATTTTTGGGGGAGACTTATTAAAAATTAATAATGAGATAGTAAAGGTAAATACGGTTGGTTATGGATCAACCAATGCTTTATTGGTTGACAGAGGTTGGATGGGAACAAACGCAGAGAACCATTCTATTGGATCAACTGTTACAAAGATTATTGGCAACTATAACATCATTGAAAATACAATTCACTTTGTAGAAGCTCCATATGGAAACTCTCCGATTGGAACTATAACAAATAGACCCGATGATAGAGACTATACTGGAATTACCACTCGTTCCACATTTGATGGAAGAGTCTTTTTGAGATCAGGAATAGAAGATGATGCAAATGAACCTTACAGCAAAAATTATATTTTTGATAGTCTTTCTGAACAGTTTACTGGAATAAACACTGAATTTGTTTTAAAATCTTCCGGATCTAATGTTACTGGATTTTCTACTGGAGGAATGGTTCTTCTAATAAACAACATTTTCCAGGAACCCCAAAGACTTGGATCTGTCAATATTGGTGGTGATTATAAACTATCAGAAAATGCAGGAATAACAACTCTGGCATTTACGGGAACAATATCGTCAACTGCATATGATGTTAATAATGCAAGTGTTCCAAGGGGAGGAGTTATTGTTTCTGTAGCATCAACTCAAGGATTTGGTTATCAACCTCTTATTTCTGCGGGTGGAACCTCAGTAGTATCAATTTCCGGTACTATATCTAAAATCAGTGTTGGATATTCTGGATCTGGGTATAGATCCGCAGATAGATATGAAATCGTTACGAAAACTTCTTCAATTATTAGTTCAGGAAGTACCATCATTCCAGTAGATAATCAAAATGGAGTTCTTAATAAATTACAATACTCAACTTCAAACACAATAGGAATAGGATCAATATTCCAGGATGTTCTTATTGTAGGTGTTGGATTAACATATGTTCTTATTGGATCTGGAAGTACTTCTAGTCAGTCAATAGATTCTGGAACTTCCGCTTTAATAAGTCTCAATTCTCCAACTGCCGGACTAGTTGACGTTGGAGTAAAAACTGCCAGCAATGGAATTTTAAATTATGAGTTTATTGGTTTCTCCACTGTTTCTGCAGGACATATATCTACTAGCATAACCATTACAAATCCAGGATCTGGATATACATCCTCAAATCCACCCATTGTAGTATTCGATTCTCCAGATAGTTATGATAATATTCCTTTGGTTTACTCTTCAGGATCTTCTGGAATTGGAACCCAATCTACAGTCAATATTGTTGTAGGTCAAGGATCAAGTATAGTTGATTTTGAAATTAGAAATCTAGGTTATGCTTATAAAGTTTCTGAAGTTCTTACTATTCCTACGGGAGGTCTGACAGGAATTCCCACAGACTCATCAAAACCATTCAGAAAATTTGAGTTAATAATTGATCAAGTATTTGCAGATCTTTTCTCCGGATGGACTATTGGTGACTTCCAAGTAATTGATAAGATAGAAAACTTATTTAATGGCACTAGAAGAAACTTCCCAATTAAAATAAACGGAGACCAAACTTCTATTAGAGCAAGATCTGGATCAAATATTGATATTCAATCTGTCCTACTAATATTCATAAATGATGTCTTACAGGTACCCGGATTTGGATATACGTTTAATGGTGGAAGTACATTTACTTTCTCAGAACCTCCAAAAGAGGGTGACACGTGCAAGATATTGTTCTACAAAGGAACAGGATCCATTGATGTTACCTTCAATGACATTTTAGAATCCATTAAGATTGGAGATACTGTTAGATTGAATAGTGATACTTTATCACAAAAAGAAGATGAAAGATTAGTAACAGATATTGTTTCCTCCGATATTATTCAGACCAATCCTTATAATGGATATGGATTATCAACTGACGAAACTCTTTCTAGACCTATAATATGGTGCAGACAGACTGAAGATATTATTATTAGTGGACAAGAGATTGGAAAAAATAGAGAGATTTATGAACCTCTTATTCAACCAACCAGCAATTTAATACAAAATGTAGGTTCGGCATCCACCGAAATATTTGTCGAAAGTGTGAAAATCTTCTTTGATGATGAGAGAGAAAATTCAACAACGCCATTCAAAACAAAAATACTTGTAATTTCTCAAGATGCTATAGTTGGCGCATCCGCAACTGCTGTAGTTTCTGCTGCGGGAACTATTTCTTCGTTGAATATTACAAGTGGTGGTTTAGGATTTACAACTAATCCGACGGTTGTAATTGGAAACCCAATAGGTGTTGGTACAACATCTACTGCTACTGCATCTATATCTTCTGGAATAGTAACTTCCTTTACTGTAACAAATCCAGGATCTGGATATACTTCATCAAAACCTCCACAAGTTCTAATTGAGTATCCATCTCTCAAATCAGAGAGAATTGAAGATGTTTCATATGAGGGTGATTTTGGAATAGTTGTTGGTGTTTCTACGATTTCAGTTGGCGTTGCATCAACTGGAATTGTATTTGATTTGTTTATCCCAACAGACTCTTATCTAAGAAATACTAATATTACAGTTGGAGTTGCATCAACTGGAATTAGTGGAATAAAAACTGATTACTACTTTACAATATTTAATTCTAATATTGGTTTCGGAGTAACCTCATTGGATTCCACAAATACAGTTGTTGGAGTTGGAACATCTTGTCTCGATAATGTATATAAAGTTGCTTCAGTTTCTATAGCACAAACAAGTGTTCCTGGAGTTGGATTAACTAATGTTTCTAGAGTTACTGTAAAGGTTTTGAGTTATAATGGTCTAACTGGAATGGGATACAGTAACTTCTATGGTCAATTTAGTTGGGGCAAAATAAATGCTCCTACTAGAAAGAGACCTTTGAGTTTTAATTCTTACAATACTAATGGGGTTTCCGGATTATCTACTAGCACAATAATTCGAAGAATAAATCCATTGAGATATGTTGGATATTCTACAAGCGTCCAATAATAACTATAAATAGATAAAAAACGACAAAAATGTCTGCGATTATAACTGATCAACTTAGAATATTAAACGCCAAAAACTTTGTTGCAGCAGCGACAACAAGTTCCAATAGTTATTATGCGTTTGTTGGATTACCTAATGCATCTAATTATGATGCAAATTGGGATTCACTTCCACCTGCACCAAAAGATAACTTTGATCAGGAAAATGATTATTGGGACACAATAATAGCTTTGAAAAAAATTACAAGTGGTGACGTGAGACAAGTAGTTAGAAAAACTACTTGGACTTCTGGAACAATCTATGACATGTACAGGCACGATATTAGTAGAACTAGTCTGTCTGTTCCATCAAATTCAACTAGTTTATATTCTGCAAACTTTTATGTAGTAAACAGTGATTATAGAGTTTATATCTGTTTATATAATGGTATTGATCCAGAAAATCCAACTGGAAAACCATCTTTAGATGAACCAACATTTACTGATTTAGAGCCAAGAGCGGCAGGTGACAGTGAAGATGGATATATATGGAAATACTTGTATACGATCAAACCAAGTGAGTTGGTTAAGTTCGAATCTACTAATTTTATTCCAGTTCCCTCAGATTGGGAAACTAACTCAGATTATGCTGCAGTTAGAAATAATGCATTGATTAGTGGTCAAATTAAAATTGCCCAAGTTTTAAGTAGAGGGGTTGGTATAGGAACTGCAAATAGAACTTACGCAAATGTTCCAATCTATGGAGATGGAACTGGTGCAAGATGCACAATTGTAGTTAATAGTGATTCAAAAGTAGAATCTGCTATTATCACAAATGGAGGATCTGGATATAGTTACGGTACTGTTGATTTAGTCGCAGGTGGAGTTCCAACTGGTACATCTACTCCAACATTTAAAGTAATTATTCCTCCCCAAAACGGACACGGATATGACATTTATAGAGAACTTGGTGCTTATAGAGTATTAGTTTACTCAAGAATCGAAAATGATACTGAAGATCCGGATTTTATCGTTGGTAACCAGATAGCAAGAGTTGGTATTGTAGAAAATCCTTTAGCATATGCTTCAGATTCTGTTTTAGTAAAAAATAAAGCAAGTGCATTATCCGCTTTAAAATTAGTCGGAACTGGATACAGTACTGCTAACTTTGTAGCAGATTCTTTTATCACTCAAACAGTTGGTCTTGGTTCAACTGCAATAGGTAGAGTTGTATCTTATGATAAAAATACTGGAGTTTTAAAATATTGGCAAGATAGAAATCTAGTTGGATTTAACAGTGATGGAACAGTAAATTCAACTCCTCTATATGGATTTAACTTAAATCGATTTACGTCTTTGCCAGATACTGGAGGATCTATAACTATTTCTGCTTCAGGTATAAGTGGATTGGGTATTGATACATCCTTTACCGGCGTATCTACCACAATAAATAATAGAAGATATTATTTGGGACAAACTTTTGTCAATGGGGTGTCAAATCCGGAAGTAGAAAAATATTCTGGAAACATAATTTATGTTGACAATAGACCTTCAATAACAAGATCGTCAAATCAAAAAGAAGATATCAAAGTCATTTTGCAGTTCTAAAGAATTATGCCACAGCAAACTAACCTAAATGTATCCCCATACTTTGACGACTTTGATAGGGAAGATCAATATTATCGCGTCCTATTTAAACCGGGATATCCTGTTCAAGCGCGAGAGCTTACAACTCTCCAATCAATGCTTCAAAGTCAAATTGAACAAGTTGGCGATCACTTTTTCAAGGAAGGTTCTGTTGTAATACCTGGAAATATTAACTACATTGATAACTACTATGCCGTAGAACTCCAAGATAACTATCTCGGAGTTGATATTTTATCATATTTACCATATCTAATTGGCAAAACAATTAGAGGTGCTAATAGTGGAGTTAGAGCTGCAGTTGTAGGTGTACTGAGTTCTGGAGATTCTGAAAGAGGAAACAATACAATTTATGTAAACTTTTTAAATTCCGATGTTGTTTCAAATAGTTATCAGGGATTTTCTGCAAATGAAATTTTACTCGTAGAAAGTGGCATATCCTCACCAAACTCTTTAGACATAGAAAGAAATACTATTTTACAACCCAATGAGGGTTTTGCAGTAACGATTTCTTCAAATCCGAATTCAATCGGTTCCGCTGTTAGTTTATCTGAAGGTGTTTATTATTTAAGAGGTCATTTTGTAACTGTAGATGAACAAACAATAATTCTTGATCAATACTCAAATAATCCAAGTTACAGAGTTGGATTAGATGTTTTTGAAGTAATAGAAACTCCAGATGACAATATAGATCTGAATGATAATGCTCAGGGATTTTCTAATTATGCTGCACCTGGAGCAGATAGACTTTCCATAGTTGCAATTTTAACCAAAATACCCATTAATGATCCGAATCCAGTAGCAACTCCTAATTTTGTTCAATTATTGGAAGTTAGGAATGGTATTCTTCAGAGACAAATTAATAATCCAGATTATAATGTAATTGAAAAAGAACTAGCAAGGAGAACATATGATGAGTCGGGTAACTATTATGTAAAATCTCCTTCTGTTTCGGCAAAAGAAACTCTAGATGATCTAAAAGGAAATGGTGGTGTTTTTAAAGAAAACCAGTTAACATATAATAATAATAAAGCATCAGATGATTTAGCTACCTATACAATTTCTCCCCTCAAAGCTTTTGTGAGTGGTTATGAAATAGATGTTGTAGGAACTACTTACCTTGATTTTGAAAAACCAAGAACAACAAAGTTATTGGAAGATCAAAGTATAAACTATGTTACGGGTCCAACTTATACCCTCAACAGAGTATATGGATCGCCAGCATTGGGCATTTCAACTTCATATTCGTTAAGTCTGAGAAATTCTAGAGTTGGATCTAACTCTATTACTGCACCAGGAAAAGAGATTGGTGTTGCTAGAGTATATGATTTTGCATTAGAGTCTGGATCATACAATACATCAACTCCAAATGCAAATGAGTGGGATATTGCTTTATACGATATTCAAACTTATACAGAAATATCTTTAAATGAACCCATCACATTAACAACTCCAACTTACATTAAAGGAAAATCAAGTGGAGCGGTAGGTTTCTTAAGATATAATGCGTCAAACTCAGGAATCATTACCGCATATAATACTAAAGGAAATTTCGTAGTTGGTGAAAAGTTTATTTTTGATGGTATAGAAAATACAAGAGTTTCTACTGCAGTAACTGCATATTCTACTAATGATGTAAAATCTCTTTATGGTATAGTTGGCAGTGCCTCTACATTTACAGCAGATGTCAAGCAGTCTGCATTGGCAAATGTTGGTCAGGTTCAAATTAGTGCTACTGGAGGCGGAATAAGCACAGTAACTTCGGCAGACTTTATTTTTACGGGAATTGCAACCGTAGGTAATATTGTTGCTTTTTCAAATCCAGGATTATCTGTAAATACTTTCGCAAAAATAGAAACAGTATCTCAAAGTGCAATCACAATCTCCGGAATTACAACAGTAACTGGAGTTTGTGATGGTGGTTTACCAACATTGACTATTAATCCAAGTGATTTTAAAATTCTATTCTCTAACTTCCAATCATCTGTAGATAACACATTATACACTACTTTACCAAAAAGAAATATTGAATCTGTAGATCTAACAAATTCTACACTAACTATAAGAAAACAGTACAACGTAACCATATCTACAAATTCAACGAATACTGTTATTGCAGAATCCGATGAGACGTTTTTACCATATGATGAAGAAAGATATGTTCTTATTACAGATAGTGGTATTACAGAAAGTCTAAGTTCAGATAAGTTAGTATTTTCTAGTGGCGGAAGAGAGATAACAATAAATGGATTAACAACTTCTTCTGGTACCGGAAAACTAATTGCAACTCTAAGAAAAGTCGATATTGACTCAAAAGTAAAAAATAAGAATAGAATCCAAACATTAATAGTTGATAAGTCAAAATATCAGTATTCTGGAATTGGAGCGACAACTAATAATGATGGTCTGACATATGGTACTTATCCATACGGAACCAGAGTTCAGGATGAAGAAATTTGTCTGCTGCAACCTGATGCAACAGTATTGTATGGAATCTATGAGTCCAATGATACTTCAGATGCAGAACTGCCAAGTTTAACTCTAACAACTATCAATGGACCAACAGCAAAAACTGATGATCTATTAATTGGCGAAGAGTTTGTAGGATCACTTAGTGGTTCAGTTGGTGTATATGCAGAAAGACTAAATGCATTACAAGTTTCTTATGTTGCAAGGAATTCTAATAAATTCCAAGTCAATGAAGTTGTAACTTTCAAAGAATCTGGGATTACTGCAACCATTACTGCAGTTAATGGTGGAGATAATAATATTATTTCTAATTATATTTTTGACAACGGACAAAGAGAAACAATCTATGATTATGCCAGAATTATCAGAAAAGCGTCCGCAAAAGAACCAACAAGAAAACTAAAAATTATTTTTGAATCTGCAAGTTTCTCCTCATCAGATACTGGAGATTTGACAACTGCAAGTTCTTATAATCAATTTGATTATTGCGATATTCAATCGGTCAATGGCATAAGAAATACGGACATTATTGATATCAGACCAAGAGTTTCTAACTTTACTGTAAC